AACATTACAAAACCTACCAAAATAGAAACAATACAAAATCAACCAAAATAGAAACAATACAAAATCAACCAAAATAGAAACAATACAAAATCAACCAAAAATATATAAAAATCAATTTATATATTTTAAAAATTAGAATACTTACACGTATTGTATTATTTACCGTAATAATGTCATCTGTCATGTAAAAAAAAAGATGTAGTAGTATTATTGATATTTTATTTATGCGAATACAAACCCTTCATTTTCCATCAATGTGTGTATTTTTTGTGTATCTTGTGATGTTTCCGGTAATAAATCAAAATTCATACCTTCATATTTTATATAATTCTTTCCGTGAAATATATGAAATATGTTTATTAACTCACGGTAATCTTTTATGTATTTTGTATTCTTCATTAACCAGATATAAAATTCATAATATTTCATATCTTTGGTTTCACAATTTTCTTTATATTTTTTGTATTCGTGAAACCATTTCAACGTTTCGTGTAATGACGTGGTTGAATGTATATTATAATCTGTCCCTGAAATTGTCAGTATTTCACGAAATTCTTTTTCAGATAACTTTAAATCTTGTAGTACCTCTTCTGTTTTATATAACGTTATCGTGTGTTTCATCAAACTAAGATTTCGTATAATATAAGGACAGCCATACACAAACATATCCATATCATCGCTCATACACCCCCACGCTTTTCCAGTCTTTACCATATATACACATAAATCGTCAGCTTCACTTGGAGAATTGAAATATGTTACATTGTATGCGTCCATTAGTTCTTTTACCTTTTTAATATCATCATCATATACTCGAACAAATTGTCGTTTGAGACTATTCATTTCTAGTTCGGCCAATCGTCGAGCTTCAGGTGTCATATTGGATAATAATAATTGTAGTTCATTGAATTTTCGTTGTGCGTCTTTTTTATCCATATATCGTTTTCGTAGCAATTCATTCTTCTCAGGTGGAGGTTTACCATCAAATATAAATATAGGGGTAATGTTGTATAGTCGCATAATTGAAATAAATAAATACATATTTTCCATTAGAGCATTTTCTCCTAAGAATTGATACAAATAAATACTTGTGTCAATTACTATTGTTTTTCCAGATATTTCACTGAAGTGTATCTTGGAAATTGATGTTTTACTGCATTTTTCATATAAATGTTTATTTAAATGTTTAATACCCATATATTTTGTTTTGTTTTTATAATGTGCTTGTTGATATTGATATTTTCAATTTTTAGTTTGATAGTGTATACGGGAAGACATACGCAATAAAAAAGCCGAAGCCTTTTTATTTTTAGTTTTGTCTTATTTTTCTTTTTATTTTATTTTTACTTACGCAACTCTTCCAATTCCGCCTGAAGTTTCGCAATCAATTCATCACGCTCTGTCATCTTCTCTTCTAACACCTTATTTGCCGCTACCAATTGAGACATATTTAATTCTGTTTCCTCTATTTCAGGAATAGGCTTGTGATTAATCTTGAATACGAAATATCCTGGCACCTTATCACCATTATCATTTCTTACCATAAATCTATGTGTATTTGAACCATCATAAAACCCCTTCTGCTTAAATTGTCCTGATGTATTCAACTTGTCACGCAGGAATTTCGCATTGTTATTGTTATACCAATAATCAAAATGAATGAATGCGGATTTTACGACTTGTCCGTCTTCCAGCTCACGGTCGATGAAATCTACACGCTGGACCTTACCTAGTCTTAGCTCGTTTTCGAGTAAGGACTTCAAGTTACGAGGTTGAAATGTATGATAAGAGTTGTCAACTGGATTATTCACATACATATTTGCGGGTAGAATAGGAATATAAACACTTTTCCACTCTGTCTCAGCCAATTCCATATTGTCGGGTTCAGATATAACTGCGGGTTGAGATGATGTATCCTTTGGTTTTCCAGAACCTTCAATTGCGGTTCTAATTGAAAGATGTGTCATATTATCACCATTTTCCCAGTGAATAGGAAACTCAGTGACTGCGGTTACACTTGGAGTTTGAGTAACTCCGATTTCATTATTTAAATAATGTTGCAATTCACGGACTGCTTGAGTATTATACATACACTCCAAATCAATAAATGCGGTCTTTGTTACAATCTGACTACGGAGACGTTGGTTATAATTTTTTCTTTCAATAATGCGGACGTTGGAAACCTTTCCAATACATAAGGTTGTTTCAAACAAAGCAATCACCGCGTCTGTATCATTATATTCAATTGGTAAGCTTACTAATTGAAGACTGGTATTTTTATTAATGAAACTATTATCCTCTCCTTCTACATTGTCCTGTTCGGTAGATTGTGTTGTGAAATACACAATCGCACGAGGGGCAACTGAAGATTGGGAATATTGTTCTTGGGTAACGGAAGACATTTTAAGATTAGTATACGATTATTCGTAATAAGTTGTTATATATGTTATAACAAATTATTTTTCAATTTTTTATTTTACGAATGAAATTAGTTTCTTTTCCTTTTTTTGATTGTCATCCTTTTTTTGATTGTCTTCCTTTTTTTGATTGTCTTCTTTTTCTTATTTGTTTTCTTTTTCTTGTTTGTTTTCTTTGATTTTCTTCCACCGAATAACTCTTCCGTATATTGTGTAGTTAAAATTTCATCTTGTTCTAAAATTCCGTTTCGATGTATATATACTGCAACATCATACTGATTGTTTCCCTCAAATAATACTAAATCACCTGGTTTCAACATTTTTTCTATATCGACCAACTCATCTCTATCGTATATAGTTTGTTTGAACTCCATATGATATATACTTATATTTTCTATTTTTGTTGGGTTACTGGCATAAACATACATTTATTGAGATAGTTCCCGTCTGATTTTCATTAATAGTATATCTATCTCCGGTTCTCTACCACGAATAAAATGAGTTAATTTTGCACGTTTTGTTTCTTTCAATATTTGTTGTAAATCCAAGTTTTGACCGAATTTTGCTTCAAGCGCATTAAACCGTTCTTCTCTATGTCTTGGGTTCACACCTACTTCATAAAAGTCAGGGTCAATCACTATTTTCTTTTCACGAAGAACATTATCTTTATTTTTACCTGTCTTTCCACCCGCAATACGTGCCAACCCAATATCTTTTGATATCTCACTATCACTATCTAATGAAAATTTCAGATAAAAATCAGGGAATCCTTTCTTAAATTGAGAACCTAAGTAATAATGTTCTACAGAATTCCAACGATGTCCGTCTAGTGTAAATGGAGCAATCCAAGCATCATCGAGTTTTTTACGCCAATTCTTTAGTTTACTCAACTTATTGAAATCCATTATATTCACATCTTTTATTTTCTCACCTGAACCTTTCCCTGGAGTTGGTTGAGCACTGGAATTGCTATAATACATAAATACTATATCTTTGTCATACAAATCCATATTTGTATAATCCTCATCAGTTTCTATAGGTACTCCTTCATTTGCGTCTAATCCAATTTTTGTTTTAAAATTCCGCATATCCTGTATCATATAATAGGGTCCAGCATTTCTTTCCATACATTTATTTATGATTAGTGCTTTTATATCATATGGCACTTCAGAAAACTTCAATATTTGTTTTTCTTTATAGCTAATTAAGGTATAGTGTGTGCCAGTATATGATGCGATTATATAGTAATCTGGTTTAAATCCTCCTTGTTTTTCCAATTCATCATCATTTAATTGTCCGCAAGATAGAACTGAATCCAAATCCCCGTTTTTATATGCTGATTCAGACATAATAATTACCTTAATATTCAATAATCGCTCAAGTGTTGATACCGCCCACGTATCCGCCCAATAGTGTCGGGTCTTAATAAAATCTTTGAATTCATCCAGTGTTTTTATATCTTTCATATATTCAAACTCCTCCATTAATTGTTTGATTTCTTTCTTGTCATTTGCCATCTGCTTATATCGTTCAATAACCGTATTTGCTTCATCAAGTAATTCTTTATTTTGTTCTCTATTAATCGAATTCTTACTTCTAGATTTTAATATTTGAGCGGATTTCTTTAGTTTTTTCATCTCATCTTCCATCTCTTCGTATTGTCCGTTAAATCCATTATATAACATCCTGTATTGTTTGAATATTTCTTCATTTGCTTCTGTTGATAATAAAGCACGTAACTTTTCGACAGTAGTTTTCTTACCTATTTGTTTGTAACCATCACGTATGACTGCGAAAAAACAATCACCACTTCCTTCGTTGTCTAATATACCATAATTCGTATTCTTCATAAATTTTTCTATCCATAATTGATTTGATGATACTTTGTAATCTCTTTTTGTTTGTTCGCTCATCTCTTTATTTTCTTCTACTAAGGTTTCTACAGATGGTAATGTGTCCATCATTTCAAATAACCCATTCTCTAATTCTTTTTCTGTCTTATCTGCTACGCTCGAACGTTTCTCTTCGGGAATATCTACAGCTAAAACGTCTTCTGTATCAGAGTTATCTAATGTTTCTATATCACCTAATATTATATCATCTTCTATTTTTATGGGGTCCAGTTCTTCTTCATCGTCATCACTATCATTTTCGCTGTCTTCATCATTCTCATCTGTTTCAGGTAATATAACATCTTTCATCATTCCTATAATGTAGTCATCATCCACGAAAAATATCAAATTCCCGTTATCAAGTATAAAATCACCATCTTCATCCAAACTATCAATAAACCGACTACTTTCTATTTCCACAATACCTATTTTGTCTTTTATCATATTATCAATTATCAAATAGACTGAAAAGTAGATGATATTATGAGATGAATATGTATGTTTTTCTTTTCCTAACGCGATTTCGATTGGAACCGTGAAGTTAGTTGTTTCATATCTGGTTGAAGCATATCCTATATCCTCTTCATCTATTTGCTTACTTTCATTGTAATTTATTTTATTCGGATGTAATTCTGACTTTACCATACTTATATCTATATTATAGTCGGTCATTTTTTAATTCCTTTATCTCAAAATTACAGAACACTAAATATAGGTTGATACTCATATACCAAACTATATTTCTTTCTTACGCACTCGTGCTTCTTTACGTCTTTACTTCTTTTTTATCACATCCATTATATCCATAAATTTAAATTTAATCCTTGTAGTTAATCCTGGATGTTCGCTTACTTTGAATTTAGCGCAATCTGTGATGGTATTTACTATCTTTTCCCAAGATTCGTGGGTTTTTAATTCACTAACCAACTCTATTATAAAAATATATAAATTTTCGGTAAGTTCCTCTATAATATGTGTATGAGAAGACGTATCCTTGTTAAGTGAAATTTTATCCAATATTGTATTTATCATTTTTAATACACATTGAATATTACATTCATTAATCCTGTATAGATTAATCAAAAATGTATTCATTGACCGACGGATATCATTTAATTTGTTGTTTTTACAAAATCCTTCATAGTCTTGGTTTTCATCAATGGTTGTGATAGTAGATAGACCATATAGACAATCTACAATAAATTGTTCTTTGCGTTCTTCAAAATGAGGGTATAATTTGGATAATTCTGTATATAAGTTAGCATACATTTGAGAGTAGAACTTGTTCTTTGATGCTACATCAAACAAATAAGTAGAACATTCTATTAAATAAGATTCATCATTCAGACTCGATATTTCCTCCAAGTATGATATCAATAAATCTCGCTGAGTATCGTAATTTTTGGATGATAATTTGTTTAATGAACCACGAATGTTTACCATGATTTTCTCATAATCAGTCTTCTCTACGTTCTCTTTTTGTTTAAAATCTACTATCTTTCCGGATGATAATAATTCGGGTTTATTGTTCTTCTGGCGCTTATACCGTTTTTCCCTTGGTTCCTTTTGTTCGTATTCTACAGCACGGGTATTTACATTTAATTGCTTTAGTAAGTTATCATATATAGATAACACGTCATTGGGTAATGTGTGTTTGTTTAACGCAATATCGGCAAATTGATCGAGAGTATATGTTCTCATATTAATTAATTGATGTATATATAGGTGATAATTTTTTATATTAGTTTGTTCTCTATATTTTCTATTACGTTATATTCTTGTAAATCATTCATAAATATAGTATAACATGGGTTTTATTCAACTATTTAATCTAAACACTCGTCCAAATATTCCCATTCCGTCAGTTGACAAAAGTGATAAAGATACCCCCGTATATACACCATTTCAACGAGAACAAATACAATCATTTAAACTTCCTATATCATATTTAGATAAATCCAAATTACATTCTCTTTCTGATGTTGTATCGTCAGATTTAGAACTCATACAATCTACAAACAATTCACACCCAGACAAATCTATGTATAGTTACTTATTTAAGCCATCGCATCCATTTTCACATTTATTAATACCTAACTGGGAGAAACAGTATACATCTGATATTGATTTTTTAGAGAATACAAAAACAATTATCAATCGTTTTAATAAAGTTAGAGAACATTGTAATTATAAACTTGATTGTCATCGTATATTTGATATATGGGACACAGTAAAACAAGATAAAACATTTCTTGAACGGTATAGTTATATTGACTGGGATGTGATTCGCGAGTTTAATCATTCACCAACATTTTTGCAATTTATGTCAGTTGTGAATATTTCATCACCACTGATTAGCCTGATAATACCTTTCATATTTTTATTATTTCCATTTATTCTTCTAAAAATACAAGGTATTCCTATTTCATTTACATCGTATATGGAAATGCTGAAAAATCTCGCAAAACATCATTTTATTGGTAAAGCAATATCCACAATGCAATCATTTGGGTGGGAAAAGGTTCTATATTTACTACTTACATTTGGACTATATGTGCTACAAATATATCAGAATATAAATTCGTGTACTCGGTATTATAATAATATACGCAAAATAAACCAAATAATAACTGATTTACGTGAATATGCCGAGAACTCTATCACTAAGATTGATTCATTCTTAGACATTGCGAGTGATTGTCATACATATACTCCTTTCTGTGAAGAAGCGAAATCACATCGAGGTTATTTGAAGTTAATGTGTGATGAATTGAATGAAATCAAACCATTTGAGAACACATACAATAATTTCACTAACACAGGCACTCTAATGAAGTGTTTTTATCATATATACGAGAACCCATTTTATGAAAATAGTATCAAATTCTCAATGGGATTTGAAGGATATATAGACAATATAAATGGTATTTACGACAATGTAAAGAATGGGAATGTATGTTTTGCTAATTTTGATACAAATAATAAATGTGAATTAAGAGAACAATATTATCCACCATTGATTGACGAAAACCCTGTCAAAAATACCTGTAAATTTGATAAAAATATGATTATATCCGCACCAAATAAAGCTGGTAAAACTACGATACTCAAAACGAGTGCTATTAATATCATATTCTCACAGCAATTTGGTTGTGGGTTCTACAAAACCGCTAATATTATACCATATACACATATTCACTCTTATTTAAATATACCAGATACATCTGAACGCGACAGTTTATTCCAAGCCGAATCACGAAGATGTAAAGACATTATTGATATTATTATTGAGAACAATGACAATCATCATCGTCATTTCTGTATATTTGATGAATTATATTCAGGTACAAATCCGACGGAAGCAGCTCAAGCCGGGAAAGCATTCTTGGAGTATATGTCACATCATACAAATGTTACATTCTTATTAACTACCCATTATAAGAAGATTTGTAAACATTTCAAACAATCAAAATATATACAAAATTATAAGATGGATGTCAATGTTCTCAATGATGGAAAATTTGAATACAAATATAAAATTAAAAAGGGTATTTCACATATCAATGGAGCGATTAGGGTCCTTAAAGATATGGATTATCCAGAGGAAATACTAAGCCAACTTGAATAATTTATTTAAATCTATCTTCGCATTGTAGTTATCGGAACACATTGATATACATAATACACCCGCCACGATTAAAAATACACCGAATAAACAAGGTAGGGTCATAGTTGTATTAAATAATAGGTACGCTGCCAATAATGTAATCAACGGACAAGAATAAATAATTGGAGAAACAACGGATGGGTCATTATCCTTCAATACAGTAACCTGCAGTACATTTGCTATAAATAATCCAGATACTGACACTAAAATCACCCAACATATATCATTGAAGTCTATTTTATTATAATCATCCAGTATTGATTTATGGTTACAGCAGCCCATTACAAATATACATATAAAAAACACAATAGATACAAAAGCTAGTACTGATGTTGGATGATATTTGTCTAATAAATGTTTATACATTATTGGAGATAACCCCCATATGACTGATATCAATAGTGCTACTAATATATAGGTTTCCATTATACATTATTACTATATTTACTTTGTGAATAATATAATTTGTTCTCTTGTTTCTTTATGAGTTGTCACATGGACGTTTTTATTATACATTGGCAATGTTCTCTTATATGTAAAATATTTCTTAGTTATTTTATTCATATCTTCTACTAAACTTAAATTATTG